CAACATTGGAAGCCCACCGGCCAGAATGTCCATCTGCACGCGGGCAAGGCTTTTGCCTCGGCTCTCGAAACAGCACGAAAGGCATTCTTCGGAGAGGGGCGGTCGGCAGAGGTATCAGTCGCCCTGGGGTTCGGCACCCTCCTTAAGGAATACGGCAATTTCGAGTGTCCCGCCAACAGTCCCAAAACCCTCGAAGGCATGGCCGGGGCGTATGAATACTATTTCTCGGAGTATCCCCTTGAAACAGACAGTGCGCGTCCTTTCCTCCTGCCGGGCGGGCAAATCAGTGTGGAATTTTCGTTTGCTGAGCCTATTGATTTCACGCACTCCGTTACAGGCAACCCTATACTGTACGTCGGCCGGCTCGATCAGATTGTCAAATTTGCAGGCGGCTACTACGGCGAGGACGACAAAACCACCTCCCGACTCGGCTCTACCTGGGCCAGACAATGGGATCTCCGCAGCCAGTTCACCGGATATTGCTGGGGAGTAGGAAAGTCCATAGGAGCTCTCTCCGGCTTCCTCGTTCGCGGGGTTTCCATCCTGAAAAACGGTTTTGAGACCCAACAGGCATTGACCTATCGCCCAGCCTGGATGATTGATCGCTGGTACGAGCAGCTCCTCCGGGACGTGCAGGCCATGCAGATTGCGTGGGAATCTGGCTACTTTGACTACAACCTCGATGAATCTTGCAACCAGTACGGCGGGTGTGTGTTTAAGAAGATCTGCCTCAGCTCTAACCCCGAAGAATGGTTAAAGGTAGGCTTCGAACGCAGGCAGTGGGACCCCGTGACCAGAACGGAAACTTTGCTGGACTTCAATGAATGCTAACCCAGACCTTTTTCGCCGACGGCCGATACATCGGCACTGCCCCCTGCCGCACGCAGACTCGGGACAAGGATGGAACCTGCTGGCCGCCCAGGAACGTCGCCTATTTCTGCCAATATTGCGGGGAAGTCTGGGGGCGGGTTGTGCTGTCCCGTCCCTCAATCTGGCAGCCCATCTACCGGGAATGCAGGAAGCACGCGCATCTTGGCCACACTCTGGCTGGGCAGCTTACTGATCCACACTACGATCTTCTCACTCAGCTCACCCCCACAGCAGAATGGCCAGTTGAAATTTTGTTGTGGGATTTCATTAGCCTCATCCTCTCAGAAAGGCAGCAAAATGGTTGATATTCTCAGCACCCCAGAACCGTACATGCAGAAACTCGAATCCGCCCTGATCGGCCCCAAGGTTCTTCTCATCGGCCCAAGCGGAACAGGCAAGACATTTTCCATCGGCACTCTGGTAGATTGGGCAGCAGCGCAAACTCCCTCCAAACCCGTCTACGTCCTCTTCACCGAGAACGGGCTGGAAACCCTCCTCGGCTATTGGAGGGACAGAAACCTGCCAGTCCCGACCAACCTGCACTGGCATGTCGCCATGACCACCCCACTCAGCCTGAAGTCCCTCATCGCCGGCGCAGACCTTTCGGGCAAGGCCAGCTACGCAGCACTCACGAACTGGACAGACAGCAATCGCAGCAAGAACAATGCGTATTTGAAACTGCTCGAAGCCTTGGAAGATTTCCCTGACGATCGCACAGGCAAGAAGATGGGTAATCTCTTTTCCCTGGCCAAGACAGACATCTTCGTTCTCGACTCCCTCACGGAGCTGTCCAACGCCTGCATGAAAATGATTATTGGGAGCAAGCCGACCGCATCGCAGCCTGAATACGGCGTAGCCCAGAACAACCTCATCAACTTTCTCCGCCTGCTGACCCAGGCTCTCCCTGCAACCTTCGTCATGACTGCGCACGTTGATAGGCAGATGGACGAAATCACCGGAACCGTCAAGCTCATGGTCAAGTCGATCGGCAAGGCCTTGGCTGCAGACATTCCTCCGCTATTTTCCGACGTTATCCTGACCACACGCGAAGCCACCAAGTTTTATTGGGACACCGCCGCAGCCAATGCGGACACGAAGACCAGAAGTCTTCCCATCCAAGGAAAAATTGAGCCCAATTTCGGGCAAATCATGAACACCTGGGCTAACCGGGCGAACGTTAAGTGAGGGGAAGTGAGATGGATGAAACACAAAATGAAGTTAAATCTGTTCGTTCGGCAACTGATGCGGAAGTATTGCTACACAATGCTCTGCAAAACAAGTGGCCCTTTGTACTGTGTGTGAAAACCCCAACTGCCCGGGGCACAGTAACAAACCTGAGCGAGAAGGAAGAAGCCCAAATGCTGGCCAAGTTCGCCAGGAGGGCTAAGAAGCGGCTTCAAGCGTCGGAGGGACTATAATGCCTACCGCACAGACATTTCTCGAATCCGCCGGCAAGCTCCTCCAGGATCGCGGCCACCAATACGATCGTCCTGAGGGAGAACGGAGCATGGGTGCCGCTGTTCAGGCTTTCAACATCATTACCAAGCACAACCTTTCTGAGGCCGAAGGCTGGCTATTACTGCAAATCCTCAAGGATGTTCGGCAGTGGCAAAATCCCGACTACCACCGGGACTCCGCAGAAGATTGCGTGGCCTATGCGGCGCTGAAGGCGGAGGCTCTGTCTTTTAGGAGTAAGGAGCCTATTACAACCGACCCTCGCGAAGAGCCAAAATCCAGGCAAGCCACTGAACTCCACGCGCCATCCGTCTCCGCTCTTTCTGGCGGTGTCTATCCAACAGTTCCGGGGACTTTACATGACG